CAGGATCCTGTAGATTATGTAGATGGTGTTGTTTACAGAAATCACACACGTAATCCTAAAACAAGCTGTTTTAAGTTTAGAGCTGAATTAAATCATAATTGTGTATCAATAAATGGTTTAGATATGGTTGAATGCTTTGTTGCGAGTTGTCCCGATATAGCTCGTAACTTAAAGAAGTTTTTACCAACGTCATTACCACGAGGTCGCGGAGTATGTTCTATGATGATCCGCGATAAGAAAGCACAATTATCATATGAGAAATTAACAGTGCTCTTTGGTGAGTTTGGTCACAAATATATGAGTATGTATGGTGGTCAATATAGTTCTACTAAGGCAACTGTTGGTTCTTGTATGGCAGCTCTAGTAACGCAGGAGAAGCAACCTGTAGTGGTGGGTTTTCATATAGGTGGAAATCCATCACATGATGGTGTTATGATGACGGTAACTCAATCTCAAGCTGAGAAGCTTAGAGAAAAGTTACTATCTTTACCAGGTATTTGTGGTATAGCATCATCAACTGACATTCCTGAGGAACAATATGGTAGACCTCTAATAACTACTGAGGAGGTGCACCCAAATGCTACTTTTATTAAAAGTTTTGAACGTGAAGCTGCTGTTGATATTTATGGTTCAACACGGCTTCGTGCAGAAGCTAAAAGTAAAGTAGTCCCTTCAGTATTACGTGATAAAGCTGAAGAACTATTAGGTGTTAAGAATAAATGGGGACCACCTCAACTTAAACCAAATTGGAAAGCTTTTAATACAACTTTATCACATATAATAAATCCTTCATTGATGTTTCGTCAATCTATTGTAGAAAGAGCACGACAAGATTGGCTTAAGCCTTTACTACCATTAGCGAAGGCAACTCATGAAAGAGAAAATGTTGTTCCTTTAACCTTTCAAGAAGCTATTATGGGAATACCAGGTAAACGTTTTGTAGATGCATTACCTATGAACACAAGTATTGGGTTTCCATTGTATGGACCTAAGAGTAGAAAATTCGAGTATGTGTTTATTGGTGAATTATGTACGGATCGTATACCTGACCCTGATGTGGTGGATGAATATAACCGCTGTATGGAATGTTGGAAGAAAAATGAACGAGCTTACCCAGTAACTGCCGCCACTCTTAAGGATGTGGCAACGGAATTTGGTAGTGAAAAAGTTCGTGTATTTCATGCAGCACCTGTGGTACAAAGTATAGCAATACGGAAATACTTTTTACCTATAGCTCGCGTACTAGCTCTTCACCCAATTGAATCTGAATCAGCAGTTGGTGTGAATGCATTTTCCCCACAATGGGATGAGCTTATGGCTCATGCACAAAAGTACGCTGAAGGTAACCGTGTTGTCGGATGGGATTATTCTAAGTACGATGTAAGAATGAATGCCCAAATGACATATGCAGCGTTGCAATGCTTTATAGATTTAGCACGGCAATGTGGTTATACAGAGGAGGACTTGGCTATCATGAATGCCATGATTGCAGATATAATCCACCCTCTGATGGATTGGAATGGAACGCTTATAATGGCGTTCAATATGAACACTTCTGGCAATAGCATTACAGTTTTTATAAATGGTATTGTTGGAGCACTTTATGTGCGAATTGGGTTTTTTACACTATGCCCGGAAGTTAAGAACTTTAGATCCTGTGTAGCAGCACTAACCTATGGAGATGATTTTGAAGGTAGTGTGTTACAGGAATATAGAAGTCGATTTAATTTTATGACTTTTCAAAAGTTTCTAGCAGAGCATAGTGTTAAAATAACGGAACCAAGTAAGACAGACAAAGTGATGGAAGATATGTGTACGGAAGATGCTGATTTTCTTAAAAGAAAGTCCCATTATATCCCTGAAATAAGGCATTCTTTAGGTGCATTAGAGAAAGAATCGATGTATCGCCCCTTGCTAACTAACCTTAAGTCTGCTACTGAAACTCCAGAACAAGTAGCAATTTCTGTTGTTGAAACCTACATGCACGAGCTGTTCGCTCATGGTCGGGATGAATATGATCGTGATCGACCTTTAATTAAAAAGCTGTGTGAGGAAGTTTTGGACTATGTTCCTCCAGCTGTAAGTTTCACTTTCGATGAGCGCGTCGAAATGTGGAAAGATAAGTACGAGCGCAACCTTGTAAAATAATCGGATACCATAATTGTACTAGAAAGGCTTTTATTTTACATTTTTATATATTTACATTTTTACATGTTTGGCAGGCGTGCTTGTGTTGTACAGCACAAAAACGTAATTTTCCTTTTAATATAGATAATAGATTAAGGTTCCCATGTCCAAAGTGGGCTTATCCAGGGAGTGCCTGGACTTTTCCAAGAAGTGCTTGGACAGCAATGGGTGGCAAAGTAAGGCCCCAAGTGCTAGAAAGCGCGGAGCAACGAACGTTAGCCTTGTCCCTGTGGGGCGCGTTCTCTTCCATAATTGTTTATGTCCTTTATGCAGTGTTTGATGACATTGCCAATTCGAAAATAATTATGGATGAAGCTCAAGACGAAGTTCCTAAACGAGATATTTCAAGTATGGAACCTCATTCAGAGGACATGCCAGTGGAAAACGCATCCGATAAAATTTATGAGCAAAATGTAATGTTTAATGATGCTCATCCTGGATACGTTTACAATGAGGCTGGTGTTATAGACCATTTGAGAGATGCAGTGTTGAATACTGATGCTACTCTCGATGAGTTTTTCTCTCGACCACTATTGATTTTTTCTCAAGATTGGGGAGTTGATGCGTTATTTACTGCAATTGTGAATCCATGGGAAGAATATTTTACAAACCCTAGAGTTATAAATCGTATTTCCAATTACAAATTAATGAGTGCTAAGTTACATATTAAAGTAACACTTAATGGAAATGCTTTTCATTATGGACGAATAATTGTAGATTATAATCCTCTTCAATCTATTGATAATTTAACAGTTGATCGAGCTTTTGTACCACAAGATTTAGTCGCAGCAACACAACGACCTCATATATTCTTAGATCCAACTAATTCACAAGGAGGTGAAATGGTTTTACCCTTCTTTACTTTTAACAATGTGATAGATATAACAAATGGTGATTGGAGTATTATGGGACGTTTAGTTCTCCATAGTATGCAGAAATTGAAACATGCTAATGGAGCTGTAGATACTGTGACTGTTAACGTTTTTGCTTGGGCTGAAGACGTTAAATATGCGATACCTACTCAATTTGATGCAAGTGGTATATTACCTCAAGCAGATGAATATAATAATAAACCTATTTCAAGAATAGCTGGAGCTGTAGCTAATTTTGCTTCATCTATGATTCCCATACCTTGGATAGGTCCATTTGCTAGAGCTACACAAATTGGGGCACAAGCCACTGGCGCTATAGCCACTTTATTTGGTTATTCTTCTCCTGTACGTTTAGAGAAAGGAATGTTAAGACCAGTGGCAGTTAATAATATTGCTACAACAAATGAACCTAATGATAGTTTAAAACTGTCTGTTGATTGTAAACAAGAATTAACTTTAGATCCACGAACAACAGGTATAGATGTTCCAGATGAATTAACTATCAATTATATAGCCCAAAAAGAGAGTTGGATAACGTCATTTCCATGGGTGTTAGGTAAAACTAAAGAATCTTTGTTGTGGAATGTAGTAGTTGACCCGTGTGTTTTTAATAAATATAATGATGAACTACATTTCCCTGCAACTTGTTTTGCCACATTACCATTTGTATATTGGCGAGGAACTCTTAAGTATCGTTTTCAAGTAGTATGTAGTAAGTATCATAAAGGAAGACTTAAACTTGTTTACGATCCCACAGGAACACCTAGTAGTGGAGCAGCAGAGTATAATACTGCTTATACTACCATAGTTGATATTAGCGACACTACAGACTTCACAATAAGTGTAGGATGGGGACAATGTACAACATACCGACAACATTTTTCACCCACTGCAGATGTTACTGATATGTGGGATGTAATACCGCTGACAGGTGTTACACCAACATTAAATTATGGTAATGGAACTTTAGCGGTGTATGTTGTTAATGAACTTACTGTACCAGATACCACTATTAATAATGATATTGATATTAACGTATTTATAGCTGCAGGTGATGATTTTGAAGTAGCTGTTCCTGATACAATGCATTTACGTGGTCTTAAATTGAAAAGTTCAGGTGTTGCTCGTAGTATTGAACCTCACGCAGGTGAAGCAGAACAACTCACAGAAGATTCTAAACCTATTATATCAGACACAATTAATTTAATGTCGAATAAAATATCTACAACTGATCAAACAAATTTAGTATATTTTGGTGAAAGTATAAAATCTTTCAGGCAATTACTTAAGCGTTATCAAGTGCATAGTATCACTAAAGGTACTAATACAACTACTGATAGTGCTGCCTACCATGTTATACAACGGAAAACTTTTCCTCATCAAACCGGATATAATGGTTCTGCGTCTACAATAAGTAACATAGTATTTCCACTAGCTGGAGGTAACTATGTTTATGGTCAAATGACTTTATTGAACTATTTAACTGTAGCTTATGCAGGTTGGAGAGGTAGTATTCGTTGGATGGCAGATGTATCACGTTTACAAACATTGTGGGCACGACCTATTATGGCCACTGTTACTCGATGGATTGAAGGACCAGTAGCTAATGATTTTTGGTTTGTTCGAAGTTCCCCTACTTATTCGGCAGATGGGCAACAATTAATGACTCTCAGATATGCTAATGATATTTGTACTTATAATGGATCAATCATTCAATCTGCTACAGTCAATCCTCTGCTGTGTTGGGAGTGCCCTTATTATCAACCTCGTAGATTTACACCGGCTAAAAGACGTGATGACATTTCTTTTAGTGATGAATATGATACTGGATGGAAGTTAAGTGTCATATCAGAAGTGCCAACAACTAAACAAGTACTATATGTTCCATTGTACTGCGCAGCTGGTGAAGATTTTAATTGTTTTTGGTATTTAGG